AGACTTCTGCTTGAAACCTACAAGAAATAATAAGGAGCCTTTATCATGGCATTTACGGAAAAAATGGCTACTCGGACCTATGTCTCGGGTTCTGCTGTCGCTCAATTCACCTTCGTCTCGTTGGCTGCTGACGGTCAAGTTGACAACACCTCTGCTAACGCTCGTACCGATGGTGTGGCCTTGATGGCTGCTGTTGGCGCTAACGAAGCTATCACGGTTGCTTACGATGGTCGTGTGACTGTCCAAGCTGGTGGCACGATCTCTCGTGGTGCTGCTGTTGCAGTTGGTACTTCGGGCAAGGCTAAAGCTGCTGCCTCGACCAACGTGATCGTAGGCTTCGCTCTTGAGGCTGGTGTTGATGGTCAAATCATCACTATCGAATTGTCGCGCGCTGACAAAGCCGCAGCCTAATCAGGCCACTCTAGTTTAATAAGGAATATTTCTCATGGCTATGCTGTCTCCTAGCGCCGTCCATATCGACGCCCCGCTTACTAACCTGACTATTGCTTTCTTGCAAGATGCTAACGGCTTTATCGCTGACCGTGTTTTCCCGAAAGTCTCGGTTTCGAAGAAGACCGACAAGTACTACATCTACAACCGTGCTGACTTCAACCGTGTTGGTCAAGTGCAGCCTCGTGCTCCCCGTACCCAAGCCCCTCGTGTTGGTATGACCCTCTCGACCGATACCTACTCGGCTGACGTGTTCTCGCTGGCTACGGACTTCGACTTCGACACCTTGGCTAACGCTGATGCCGCTCTGGACATCCGTTCGGCTGGTGCTCAGATGCTGACCCACCAACTACTGATCGACCGTGAAATCAAGTGGGCTACGTCCTACTTTGCAGCTTCGATCTGGGGTACTGACTGGGCTGGTGTTGCAGGTTCGCCTTCGACTAACCAAGTCCGTCAATGGTCTGACTACACCAACTCGACGCCTATCGCTGACGTGACGAACATTATGCGTACTATGCAACTCAAGTCGGGTGGCTTCAAGCCCAACGTCATGGTTGTAGGTAAAGAAGTCCGTGACGCTCTGGTCAACAACCCTTCGATCTTGGCCCGTCTGAATGGTGGCGCTACCGTGACGAACACTGCTCTGGTGACGGATGCCAAACTGGCTGAAATCTTCGGTGTGGAAGAGTTCCTCGTCATGGAAACCGTGAAGAACACGGCTGCTGAAGGTATCACCGAATCGAACGCTTTCATCGGTGGCAAGTCGGCAGCCTTCTACTACCGTCCTCGCTCGGCTGGTCTGATGGTTCCTTCGGCTGGCTACACCTTCACTTGGGATGATCTGGAGAACGCTTCGGGTCACGGCATTACGATCAAGTCGTATGTTGGCGACTATCTGGCGATTGATGGTGTTGCTGAAGTTCTGGAAGCCAATCTGGCATATGACCACAAGGTTGTATCGGCAGACATGGGTGCCTTCATCGCTACCGTTGTAGCCTAAAACAAGGAGTGGGAGAGATGACCCGACCGTTTCTCCCCTTCTTCAACCCTTCTCGACCTGTGTTTGTCAAACAAGATGGCATCCAGATGGCTGGTAAGGTTTGGAAGAAGGGTGAACGCTTTCAGTGGGAGTTCTTTGGAACCCCGTATGATGTACTTCAACAACTGTTCTTTAATGATATGCTTCACCACAATGAAGAACTCGAAGATGTTGCAGTTACAAAGATTTCTGTTGGTGATGGATTAGAGCAATACTCTATCGACCAACTACACCTTCTCGTAGATAATCTCAATGGGAAAGTGAAAGCCAAAACAAAAGATAGCCGAGAGTTCCTACAGAAGAAATGCACTACAAGCAAGATCAAAGATAAACAGATTGGTCTTATTCGTAGGTGGCGTATCTCTTATGGCGAACTAGAAAACTAATTAAGGAGACGACCAGATGTCTTGGAGTTATGATGTCTCTGATTTGAATACTACAACTTCTTCTGGTCGTATCAACACTGTTCGTCTTCTTGTAGGTGACACTGACACCTCAGACCAACTTGTCCAGAATGAAGAGATTACTTTTGCCTTAGCACAGGTTGGCGATAATGTCTACTATGCAGGGTCATGGGTTTGCAAAGCTATCGCAGCCAAGTTCAGCAGGATGGTTACTACTACCCTTGATGGTGCCCTGAGTGCCAACTACAGTGACCGTGCTAAACAATACCAACAACTGTCCTTGCAGATTGAAGCCCAAGGCAAGAAGACCTCTGGTAAGTCTCTGGGTGTCTATGGTGGTGGTATCTCTGTTGTAGCTGTAGAGGCTGTAAGAGAAGATAGCGATAGGGTTAAACCTGCCTTCACTATTGACCAGTTCGATAACTCAGGAGCGGCTGATCAGTACATCACCGATGAACCTAATGGCGTTTGATAGCTACACACTCCGTCAGATGATCAAGGAACATGGTATAGCCCTCACACTTCGTAAGAGAGCCGCCAGTGCCTATGATAGTGATTCAGGTACTGTGACAGCCACCAACACAGACTACGCTGTACGGGGCTATTTCTACGATTACACACCAGACATGATTGATGGACAGTCTATCCTCCGTGGGGACCGTAGAGTAGTCCTTGACTGCAAATTGATTGACGGATCAACTACACCAGAACCTGATGCTACAGACCAGGTACTTGGTCTTGGTGATACGGTGAACATTGTCAAGGTCATGGAGATCAAGTCTGGTAGTGCTACGATGTGCTATCAACTACAAGTGAGGGAATGATATGGCTCATAATAGAGGTATAGGTGTTTCCTTTACTGAAGCCCTAAGAAGGGTTAAAGAAGACCTTGATGAGATAAGAGATGAGTTTCTAAAAGGCATGGCTCGTGAGGTTGTAGTTTCATCTCCTGTAGATACAGGAACCTACATAATGAGCCATAATATTGGAGAGGCTTCTTCCGCAGGGCAGTTTACTGGTAACATTAAATACATTGGTCCTCCGGGTCAAAACAAACCTGCTATGCAGCAAGAAGCACTCAAGAAACTCTATACTCAGGTTGATACACTTCCTGATGGGCAGATAAGAGTGAACTTGAGTAATAACTCTGCTCATGCTGGTATTGTAGAAACTGGTGGTTGGAGATGGAAGACACAACCGTATAGGGTCTATGACGGGGCCAGAAATAACTATCCTCGTATCCTTCAAGCAGCCATAAATAAAGTTAGAGGTGGCCGATGACAATCATTAACGACATCAGAGCCTGCCTAGATACTCACCTCTCCAATACTGTAGGTATCCCACCTATTGCCCGTCAGAACATCCCCTATCAGCCTACAAATGGTACCTCTTTCATAAAGGCTGACTTCGTGCCGACATCTCGTAGACCTGCTGTACGAGGTTTAAACCCACAGCAAAGATATGATGGCCTCTATAGTATTCTGATTTGTACTCCTGAAGGTTTGGGTTCTGGTGCTGGTTATGAGATTGCTGATTTCTTGCTTGAACGCCTTGAGGCAACTACGGACATTAGCTATACCCCTCTCCCAGACTATATGCTTCTGGAAAGTGGTGATAGCCTCCTCCTAGAGACTGGCGACATTCTTCTGTTGGATACTTTAGGTACTACTACGGCTGGCACCATCATAGTGTCAATCGACTACTCTGAAGTCAGGACGAGTTTCCTTGACTCTCCCTTCTACTGCACACCAGTCACTATCGGCTGGTACATTTATCACTGATAAAGGAAACTAAATATGCCGTTCTCACAAGGTAGCCGCTCTGGCCTGTCCTACGTAACTGAATCGACTTTTGGTGTTACCCCCGGTAGCCCCGCTCTGGTTCAACTTCCCTACAACACGCACTCTCTGGAAATGACCAAAGACCGTGTTACCGGGAACGATATTCAACCAGATCGTATGCTCCGTGTTGACCGTCATGGCAACCGTCAAGCTGGTGGTGATATTGTAGTTGACCTTCGCAAAGGTGACTATGATGCCTTGCTCGAAAGTGCTTTCATGAGTGCTTTTGCAGACTCTGCAACCATCGCTACTCTGACTGCTACTGGTTCTGCTGGTGTAGCCACTCTGACCTTTGCAACTCAGACAATCCCTCCCTTCCCGGTTGGTTCTGCTATCACTGTTGCTGGTGTCACCCCCTCTGGCTACAATGGCACTTTCACTGTCACTGCTTGCACTGCAACCTCTGTCTCGTATGCTAACGCCACTACGGGTTCTCAGACTGTCGCTGGTACGATTAAGAACCGTGCCCTGAAGATTGGTACTACTGCCAAGTCTTTCACCATTGAAGATGCAGCCGCTGACATTGCTCAGTTCCGTCTCTTCACGGGTATGACTGTCAATACTGTCGCAATCTCGATTAAGCCCAATGCAATGATTGCTGCTACGTTCAGCATGATTGGTAAGGACATGGCTATCTCGGGTACTTCTGTTGACCCGACCAAGGATGCTTCTAGCACCAACCAGCCTTTCGACAGCTACTCTGGCGCTATGGCTATCGGTAACGCGAGTGCTACTGGTGGCTTGACTTCTGTAGCCATTATCACTGGTATCGACTTCAGTGTTACGAACTCTCTTGCTCCTACCTTTGTTGTTGGTTCTGCCACTACTCCGCAACTTGAGTTTGGTATGGCTACTGTCGAAGGTACGATCACTGCATACTTCGAAGATGCTTCCTTGATCAACCGTTTCGTCAACGAGACGACTTCTGCCTTTCAAGTTACTGTGAATGACCCTAGTGGGGCTTCCAACTACACCTTCCACTTCCCTCGTGTGAAGATCAATGGGGCTAGTGTTCCTGTAGACAACCCCACTTCTCGTATTGTTACTCTGCCCTTCGTTGCTCTGTACGATACAGCTGAGAACAGCAGCGTTGAGATTATCCGTAATCCGACGTAACGTAATCCCCTCTTGGGGCTAGGGTGGGCTGTCTTGTCGGGAGTATGGCTCACCCGCTTTAAATCTTTCCCGACTCAATAATATAACCAAAGGACCACCCGACATGGCCGATCTTGCATCAATGATCCCGACTGACGACACTATCACTGTTGAAATCAAGCACCCTGTAACCGAAGAGGTACTCCTCAAGGATGATGGGAAGCCTATGATCATCACGGTGTATGCACCTCACTCTAGTGTCTACAAAGCACAGATTCACGAACAAACCAACAAGCGTATCCAGAAGGCAGCCAAAGGTAAGAAAGTTACTTTTACTGCTGAAGAGTTGGAAAACTCTATGCTGGACCTTCTGGCTAAGACGACTAAAGACTGGGACATTCAGTTCAACAACAAGTCCCCTAAGTTTACTGTAGCAGAGGCTGCTGACCTCTACGCTAAGGTTCCTTGGCTTAAGCAACAAGTCATTGATGCCCAAGAGGATTACTCTGCTTTTTTGAAGGTCTAATCCTTGATCTAGGGGAGTATGCAGAGTGGTACTTCAAACTCTCTATTCCTGACAAGAATGGTGTGACCGAGAGAGAACATTTACAGGAAGTGGAAAAGCAGTCTGGACGAACACCATTGGCTCTACAGGGACCTGAGTTCCCAGAGTTACTGGAATACGTCTGGACTGCTTTTTTATTGCTCAATAGCACCAGAGGTCAAGGGTTTTCTGGACCCATTCCTATCAGTTACCAAGAGATTGATGCTTGGCAACGTATGACACATAACGTATTGCTACCTTGGGAAGTCGAGGTAGTTAAGAAACTAGATACCGTTTACTTGAGGGTTGTGAATAAAAATGGCTGATATTACTCTTACAGTAGATGTATCTTCTCTCAATAAAGCAAGTAAAGCCCTTGATGCTTTTGGTGCCTCTGTTAGGAAAAATTCAACTATCGTGGGGTTGTCTAGGGGGATTAACACACTCCAAAACAACATCCGTGAACTTGTTACTGCACAGCAAAAAGGGACTATCGGTAGTTCAGCTTATCAGCTAGGTCTTCTCCAAGTTAAACGTGCCTACGAACAGATGGGGTTGTCCTCTCAAGCTGCTACATCAGCAGTTCGTAGGTACGCTGCGGAACTACAGAGACAGGATGCTGCTCGTGCTGCTGAACAAGCTGCTAAAGCACTGGCTCTAGCACAACAACAAGCAGCGGCAGCAGCTAAAGTTCTTGCTGATAGGCAACTAGATTTGCGTAGGCGTTTTCAAGTCTCCTTTCT